TTATTACCCCAATCGGTTACACCTTGAGTTCCTCTATGGGCTACTACTGCTTCATCTGTAATTGGATTATAATAAACAACTGCTGTTGGCGTTGAAAGTTTATCATCTAATTCCCAATCCCCTATCTTTGAAGATGGTTTATCTTGATATGATGCATCTAATAATGATTTGATTTCATTTGGTTTTAAACCTTCTCCTTCCATATCATCTTCCTTTTCTTCATCTTCTTCAATTACTAACTCTATATTTGGTTTTGGATTTGGTCTAAATGGTGGTGCATCTAACATTCTCTTTGCTTGTAATACTTCTAACTTCTTTGCGTCTTTTAATTCTTTTTTTGTTCTTCTTAGTGTTTGGGCTGGAGTTTCTCTTTCCCTTCGTTTCTTTAAGTTACTCTCATACTTCAACTTATTCAACGCTTGCCTTTTTTCTGCTTCGCTTGAATATTTGCTTACTCCTTTAGGTCTGCCTCTTGGTCTTTTTGCAATAGGTTGTGGTGTTGTTGCCTTTCTCGGTTTAGGAATAATAACTATCTCTTCTTTTTCTTCTAAAATAGGTGGTTCTTCTTCAATAACTAATTGCACTTTTTTCTTTGGTTTTCTTGGTTTCTTTGTTTTTGTTTGTTTTTTATCTTCGGCTTCCATTAATTTTGTTTCTTCTGATTGTTTTTCTTTTTGTTCTGCATTATAGGCTATATTCTTTGGTAATGTTTCTGGTCTTCCTCTTGGTTTATTTGGTACATCTTTAATTACTGGTTTTTCTGTTGGTTCTTTATCACTTTGTTTTTGAATTTCAGCAATCATCTTCTCTAACTTTGGTCTATCTTTCTTTGCAAATAAACTTATTGGTATTGGGTCTGTTTTATTATCTACAAATATTGCTCCATCAACTGCTTTTCTTGTTAGTTTAAAAGGTGTTACACCACCTCTTGTTGATAAAAACCTTTCTTGAGTTAATGGATTGACTAACTTGTAACCTTTCTTTGTTGCGATAGCAAAGTATTCCGGTAATATTAATTCGTCTGTTCCAAATATATCAACATTAATCTTTGGTTCTTTACTAATAGTTTCGGCTTTCTTTGAACTAACATCTTCCTTTTTCATTTGTTTCCTTTCACTTTTTTTCTTTTGATATTCTACATCAGTTTTTTTTGCTTCTCGTGCATCTTTCATCTTTTTAGCCCACGCTTTGGCTTCTTCACTACCTTTTTCATATCTTGGCATTTAATATATTATAAGATAATATTAAAAAATTCATAATTATTCCTTAATATTATTTTATAGAGAATTAATCACTTAATATTTTCTATATACACTTTTTCCTCTTTTTCCGTTTTTCCGCTTTTTATAAACTCCTCTTCACTTTTTCAATTTCTATGAACTACTTTTCAAATAGCGGAAAAAGGGAAAAAAGGGAAAAACATACATTATCCTAAACCTTTGTTAAATCAATTCGTTTATTATCCTTTTCAACTATTCTATCAATCCCATCACCGAATACATCTATTTCTTTTCTTAACTTTGGGTCTTTGGGTTGAAAAAATTGTTTCAAAATATATTCGTTTTTCTTAAAGTCGGCTGACTTATTCAAATCATCAAAGAAAGATAAAAAGGTATCTGCATCATCATACAGATTTTTAGAACGGTGACTAAATGCATTAATGTAATGTAAAAATGCTAAACAATACCACCCACAAGCATTATTCAAGGCTGACTGAATATCCTTTGTATTATATGGAAAATGTTCTTTTTTTGTTAGTTGTTTGTATTTATTAATAACATCTTTAGGAGGAGCAACACCAGTAGGGTCAAAATATAGACCCTCCACTACCCCATTTGGGTATTTTTGGATTTGAAAGCAAGTCCAGTGTGACCCAGAGTTTAATGTTCCATCATCATTATATTCGTCTTGTAGATTAACTACATATGATTTATTGTATTCCAACTTTGGTAAGGTATCTTTAAAATAGCACCCCACTAAGGGGACGTCCATTTTTCTACTTAATTCTATCATTTGAGTATCTGTCAGCATTCTATATAATTAATAAAGAATTTAATTTTTATATATATACTTTATTAATTATCATTTTTATTTTTCCTAAATAGCGAATTTAATAAGCAGCATACAATCCACTCCCAGCCATACTTCCCCTCGCATATTGTTGAAACTGAACCGGTAGTTGGTTTGCCATAGCGAAATTTGCTGAGTATGGTTGAGATTGAAGTGCTGGGGGAAGTTGGCTTATAAAACGAGAATGTTCTACTCTTGTTGGGGCTGAACCACACATTCCAAAACCAACTAAAGAACGGCGTAATTTAGGATTAACAGAAAGTCCGCGTCCCATTCTTGAAGGTGCGGCAGCATAAAGCCCTTCACCTCCCATATCTTCCTCCATAGTAGGTAATCTTGGTTTTATACCCATACCAACTTTTTTTGCAACTCTCTTTACAGCCTTTCTTACAATAGGAGTTTGAGATGCAAGTACAACTGGTGTTAATTCTGGTGCTAAAGCAGTTATAGCCGATGAAATTAATGTTTTCTTAACTGGTTTTCCAAGTTGTTTGTCTAAAGACTTATCAACAGCGGATACGGCTTTCTTTGCCTTGGAATAAAGACCTTTACCTTCCATTTTAGCACCTTCACTTGCATTAACGGCAAGTTCTTCTGCAGTTAATCTGATTTCACTCCCTTTGTTTCTGCTAAATGAGCGAGTAATTTGAGAATAGTTGGCTGGATTAACTATCAAGCAAACACCCTCACCTTCAATCGCTGGTTTAATACGGACAGCAACACCTTTTTTCATTTTAGCCATTTGAGGCTTAGACATCTTAGCGTGGATTTTCTTGAATTCCATTATAATATAACTAAAGATAATAATTTGCTAAATATAGATTATTTCATTTTTAATAATTTATATTTATTTGGTTTTTAAGAGGGTCTATACTTTATTTTCTAATTTTATTTTATTTCGTTCTCTTTGTGCTTTTGCTCTTTCTCTTGCTTTTTCTTTTTGTTCTTCTGTTAAAGGTTGTCTTTCTTCTCTTCTTTTTTTTAAATATTCTTCTCGCTCTTCTTCTGTCATTTTTTCTTTTAATCTTTTTCTATATTCTGCTGTTTTGTTTTTTGCATAATTAGGGTCTTTTGTTTTTGTCATTTCGGTTTTTATTTGCTTACCATCTCGTCGTCTATATTCTTCTGCTTTATTTTTTTTATATTCTCTAATTTTATTTTCTCTTTCAATTAATTCATCTTCTGTTTTTAGTAACAAACTTGTTTCTTTATTGTTTGCATTTATTACTCTATCAACCCATCGTAGATTGTCAATAGAGTTATTTAATTTATCTCTATCTATGTGGTCTACTTCCGGTAAATTATCTGGATTTGGAATATATTGTAATGCTAAAAGACGATGAAATCTACAATTGTTATTTTTTTTAATACTATTTGTTAAATTAATTCTTAAATATCCATCTTCTAATTGTAATACCATTAATTTTTCATACCAGCAACTCCAAATTCCGTATTGATTTATTTTATATAATCCTTCATATCCTTTTAGGTCTTGATATTCATATTTGTCATTATGTTCTTTTAAAATTTGTTCTACGTTCATATTATAGTATTATATTATAATATGAAGTTCTCTTTAAATAGTTTCAATTTTATTTTAAAAGTGTAAGAAAATCTAATTTATTTCTTACACGCGAGAGCCAGTTAATACATCTACCGAAATACTTACACCATATTCCAAAAAGCAAATTAGGTCAATTGCCTTAGCAGAAAGATTTTGACCGATAATTTGCACCGCCTTGGGGACACTTTCCTCAATAGGTAACATACGAGAAATATCGCAATAATGGTAGCAATACTTCATCTCAAAATCTTGCTGAGAAATGAGACCAGAAGTGAGACCATCAGTCAAGTTACCATTAACGGCATTTTGTCCTACCAATTGGTTCATAAAATCTTCAAATGCTCGCGATTGAGTATTGTAAATCATATTCTGTCCGCTTACAACAACGTTATAGTTAGTCAAAAGACAAAGAGGAGAAGTAGGTCCGGTTCCAGCATCATCAAAAGGAGATTGATAAACTGGGATACCAAGAGGAAGACCAGTTCCAGCCACAGCCGATGAGTAAAAAGGAATGAGAAGAGACGATTTAAGACCAGCAATACCATTTGTCAAAAGTGAATTGATTGTTCCACCGGCTGGGATATTTGTAATTTGGTATTGATACACATCAGTATATGAAATTTGTTTAACTGGGTTAGATAAATAAGCCCTTTCAAAATCTGGCGAAAAACTGTATGCTGGGATATACAAAAATACATTTCTTGATAATGTACCAGTTCCAACACCTCCAACAAGTGATGTAATAGCACTATCCAAACAAGTATTACCAACACTTACATTTGCTCTATAAGTAGTAGCACCTAAACAAACTCCACCATTATTCGCTACTCTTGAAGCAATCATAAGAGGATTGATACCACCGACCGAGTTAGAAACACTTGTTAAATCCATAACACCAGCAACTTGAGATATAGCAGTAGAGCAGTTATTCAAGTTAAGTGTGATTTTCAAAAAAGCACCTTTAAGTAAAGGCATAGATGCAAAGAATGAATGAAGATGTTTCAACATAATTTGGGCTTGAACCGAAATTTGAATAACACCAGCAACACCGGCATTAACACCATTTCTCTTTTGAGATACATATGATTTCCAAAGTTGAGCGGAAGAAGCAGCAGTCAATAGACCAGCATAAGTTCCATCACCGCTGACACCATCAACGTCGTAGTTAATATATGATTGACGACTTCTAAACCCTTTGTTACCATCTCTACTTCTAAAACTATTAAAAGCACCATCAACAGTAAATCCCTCATTAACTGGAACATAATTTGTATTATTACAAGTTCCGGCTCCAGATAGAGCAGCAACACTTTCAAAAGAAAATGAAAGTGCATCATCTGGGAAGAAACCGAGACTTGCAGAATTAACAATAACATCATTCCAAGAAAGAGAGGTCAATAACTTAAAAGAATTCCACATATTAATAAGAGGTGTCTGTTGAATAACGGTTACACCATTATACTCTGCCGTTATGCTGTGGACTATTGAACCAAACCAATTTTTAAGCCCAAAAGCATAATCAGCAGAAGTTCCAGCGGTGGCTGGGAGAAAAGCAACGTTACTCGCTGGAGTAGTTGATGCTAAAGTAAGTAGCATAGGAACGGCTAAATACGCCTCTCTATATGACATATACTTGTTTGAATTACTTAATTG